AGTATAGAAATCGCGAAGGATATCATTATGGATTCGGGTGGTGCGGCGGTGCTTGTAGATGGGGGACGTCGGCAAAACTGAAAGCCATAAAGGAGGTTAAGAAAAGCTTTCACGACGATATTGTAGATTATGTTGGTATAGCGGCTGACGAACCGCAGCGTTTTGAGAAATCCAAGCGAGAAGACAAAGCAATGCCACTTGTTGAGTGGAATATGACAGAAAAAGACTGCCTTGAATATTGCCACTCCAAAGGATACAGGTGGGCTGAACACTCTGTAGACGGAGATGTAGATCTGTATGATATTTTGGATAGAGTATCCTGCTGGTGCTGTACTAACAAGAATCTAAAGGAGCTCAGAAATACTTATTGGAAGCTTCCGCAATATTGGGATCGACTGCGAAATCTGCAGTCCAGAATACCTCGTCCTATAAAACAAAGTGGCAGTGTATTTGACTTGGAACGGAGGTTTTTGCTTGAAAAAGAATTCTTATATTTTGGCAAACCGATTAACACGAGAGAATTTTACAACAAGATTAAAGACGTTTTAAGCGCGAAGGAGGATGCACAATGATAAAAGCAACTGTATGCGGATATTGCGGCAAAAGAATCTTCGTTGAGGTTCCGAACAGGTATGTGAATACAGCCGGATGCACATGCAACGATTGCGTCTCACCGAGAAGTGCGGCTCGCAACGGAATCGACGAGAGCACATACACAGAGCACGAGTTTTTCTATCGTCTGAGAAAACACAAGGAACGCGTTAAGAAGCTCAAATTTCAAAGTTCTAATTAGCAAGGAGGTAAATGTAGCATGAACAAGAAAACAATTTGCAGTATCATTCGTATTATTGAAATGATAATAGCTTTTGCCGTTCTAAGTCAGGTATATCGAATCGGATTGCTTGGTTATTTTATGGTCGCGATAACTGGTATTGTGTGGTCTGTAACCTCTGCTATCGAGCACACTGAATCTAAATAAAATAGATAATTGGTGGTGAAAAAGATTAACAGTTTAGAGAATATTATCGCCAACGCCCCAGATAATTTTGTAATTCGGGATGCTATTGCAAGATGCTTTGAAGTGGTGCAAGAGCATAAACGTATCGTTTGCTCTTGCAGCGGGGGGGGCGATAGCGACGTAATGATCGATATGCTCCTGAGGTGTGGAGCAAAAGATAAAACAGATTTCGTATTTTTTAACACGGGCTTAGAATATGCCGCTACTCTTGAGCACTTGGAAGAGCTCGAACAAAAATACGACATTGTAATTCATAGGGTTAATGCTATGAAGCCAATCCCGAGTTGCGTCAAAGAATATGGTGTTCCGTTTTGGAGCAAATTTGCTTCAGAAATGATTTATCGCTTGCAGTCCCACAATTTTCAGTGGGAAGATAAGCCGTTCGATGTGCTGATTCAGAAGTATCCAAGATGCAAATCGGCGTTAAAGTGGTGGTGTAATGTTACGTGCGACAGCACCACACAATATGCAATCAAACGAGCACCATATCTAAAAGAGTTTATGATTGCGCATCCTCCGACGTTCAAAATATCGAACAAATGTTGTACATATGCGAAGAAAAAGGTTTTTGCGGTGTTTGTGAAGGACAAGCAATATGATTTATCTTGTCTCGGAATCAGACACTCAGAGAGCGGAATCAGAGCTGCCGTATATAAAACCTGCTTTTCAGAAGGAAACGGCACCGATTACTTCAGACCAATATTTTGGCTTCGAGATGTAGACAAAGAAGAGTACTGCAATCACTATGGTGTCACTCACAGCAAATGCTACACTCAGTATGGACTCACTCGAACAGGGTGTTTCGGCTGTCCATTCGGAAAGAATTTTGAAGATGAACTCAGATCTATACAGGAATTTGAGCCAAAGTTGTACATAGCTGCGCAGAATATTTTTGGAAAGAGTTATGAGTATACAAGGCAATACCTTGAGTTTCGGGATAAAATGAAAGTTCTTGGTATTCATCCAATAGAATAAATACATAATTTGCAATGTTTAAAAGGAGGGCTCAGTCAATGGGTTACGACATTACTCTAAGAGATCCGGTTACAAAGGAAGTTTTAGAATTGGATACACCGCATCAAATCAAAGGCGGAACTTACGCTGTAGGTGGAACTACGGAACTATGGCTAAAAATCACCTACAACTACTCTCGGTGGTACTACAAAGACGAGGTTTTCCCAAGTGAAGATGGCAAAAGTCAAGGCATTCGCACTATCTATGGAATGAGCGGAGCAGAAAGCATTCCGGTGCTTAAGGCGGCGATTTCAGCATTGGAAAACTCAACTGAAGATATCAGCGAAGAGGAACGCAAGGAACACGAGGAGCAGGGCGCAACAGGTTACTGGATGCCAACGAGGGTTAATGCAATTAAACCCCTATACTCACTGTTGGCATTTGCGCAAATGCGACCTGATGGTGTGTGGGAAGGTGATTAGTATTCTCACGTTCTTTTATTGATATCATGTACGGCATATTAAAAGGCTATAAAAGCTATCGACAAATTGGCGAATGTGTGATATAATATAGCAAAATGCTTGAACATGATTAACGGTACGGCGAACTACCCACAAAAATATAACAAAAAGGAGAGATTGAATGAGCAACTTCAGCGAAAACGAAGGCTTTGAAACGCTTGATGAAAACGAGGATGAGTCCATTGAAGCACTTTTGACGCTTGCCGAGGATATTGAGCGTGATGAAGAAAGAGCATCAATCACAAATTATCGAACATTGAAAATAATGCAGTTTTCTTACAGAGCATTACTCGGTATGCTTGGCAAAAAAGATGTGTCAATAACCTATACGCTTCACAAACCATACACAAGCATGGGCTACATCTCAATAATGTCACGTAATGATATAAAAATTAATAACCCAAAGGTATTTGCTGTGATTTCAAAGCTCGCGTCCAATATAGAGGCTTATAAGAGAACGGATGGTATGATTCAAATCAATCTGACATATCACGGACTCACAACGCCATTAGAATAAGGGGGATAAAAATATGATTAAATGCTATGAAGTCGTTTCTATGGTTACCGATGAAGCATCAGCTCAGTTTGGCTCTCTTTGGAGAGTTAATGAGGCTCGTCAAAACGAGCTGGAGCGCAACTGTGAATTAATTGACAAGCTTACTGAAGAGTGTAATGGCATCTCTTATGACGTAGATGTCGATGATATCACAATGGAAATATCCGTAGCCATAGAGTTTGATGAGCTGATAGTTGAAAACAAGGACAGTGTTTTCTATGAACTTTTGGAAAAGGCTAAGCGGCTGAAGTTTGGCTCATTGGATAAAAATCTGTGTATAAAACTCTCGTTTGATTCAATATGGGATAGAACAATCTAATAATTTTGTAACAAAGAAAAGCCCCTTTGAGGGGCTTTTTAAATTGGAGGTATAAATGAACAAAGCTAAAAGAAACAGGCTGACTCAAGCAAGGAATTTGCTTGAAAATGCAGTCAACATAGTCTCAGATGTTAAGGATGAGGAGCAGGAAGCAATCGACAATATGCCAGAGAATCTGCAGAGCAGCGATAGATACGCAGAAATGGAAGAAGCAATCGACGCTATGGAAGATGCAATCTCCAGCATAGAAGAAGCTGCAGATTGTCTTGAAAAGATATGAGGGACATATATGAGTAAAATAGATGAGTATAAAACAATCAAGGCAGAGAACGAAGATGCCATAGAGAAGTTAAATTGGTGTATGGGTGCGTTCGCAAAAACAGATTCAAAGAAGTTTGACCTACAGAAATCTAAGATTGGATTTTCTGTATGCTCTATATGTTACAGTTCAGAATATGTTATTAAGCCAATCATAACGTATGGCTATACTGATTCATCTAAAATATTCTCGGCTACAGATTATAAGGTGGTCAAAGGCATTGCTGATGCAATTAGTATGTACATTCCAGAGATAATACCTACTGTGCAAAAGCTTTTGCAAGCAGAAATTGATAAAGCAAGATGTCAGGCTGTGGATGAGATAAAAGAAATTATGGGCGACCTTGGGCTTGGTAAAAACTGTGAGTGCGAGAAAAGTTCTGATATTAAAGATTTTCAAGCGTAGCGCTAAAACGTCTTGACTTCCACTGTATTACATGGTAGTATGATAATATAAAAATGTGGGGTGATTATTCTGTTTGACTTACTTATAGCACTGTTCGGGGGAGCATATTATACATCCAAAATTAGTGCAGACAAATCCGCAAGAAATTATAATGCTAAGAGATTTCAAAATGGCACGGAAATGTTTAACGAAATATCAAGCGATGGAGCCTTGGATACTCAAATGATTATTTCTCTGCGAAATCCTGAAACGCGTTGGAATTTATTGAATTCGATTTGTTCAGAACTGCATGAGGTGTTCGGAAATGGATGGGAAGACAAATATAATAGTACGGCTAATTTTGTTGAATCCAAATATTATATGCAAGAGTTTGACGACAGTAGGGGTAATCCTTGGTGGGTGGCTCATAGTATCTTAATTTCTAAAGCGGGGAGAGTGCCAATTCTATTACGCAGGCATGAATTGCATGGTTCGTCAGAAATGATTGATATTCAAATTAAGACATTTAGAATAATCGAAAGAGAAATTAAAAAAGTACATCCTCGATATGGGATAGTTATCACACAAACAAAAAACAGCGGGTTTGGATGCGGGTGGATAAACTGGAACTTCGATGTGTAAAAATGCAGATAAAGAGCACTTGTAAAGAGTGTTCTTTTTATTTTACATAATTAAAGAATATACGATTACATCATTGACGCGTATAGGCAAAAGCGTCATTATTATTAGCTATATTAATGCGAAAGGTAAAAAGGAGAAATACATATGACAAAAAAAGAAAAGATGTTATATTCTGGAATAAGTCCGAGCGATATGTGTATGAGGGTTAGAAACCAGAAACGCAACAACGAATATGATTCTCTTGGCAATGCTGTAGCTGCTCGTGCTGTTGAGGACTATAAGAGCGCGTGTAAGCGTCTTGTAAACTGTAAAGAGAAGGACACAAAAAAGAGACACAACGCACTTACAGAAATTAATGAACTTGAGGATTTCTTTTGCTCAGACTGGTTTACAATGCTGACGGGTGGGATGGGTTCGTATTGGTTGAATAAGATAAAAAGAGATGCAATCGTTATTCAAAAGTATAAGATCAAGTGCGAGTGTGTGGCGTAAATTTTGCTACAAATGTCATATTGGTATTTGTAATTTTGTACAAAAAATAATTAGGGTATTGACATCTATAAAAAACTATATTATAATATACCAAGAACATATGTTTGTATCACTTGTAAGGAGTTAAAGTTGAAACAAATACTACTGATTGAGTTGCCAAATATATTACATAAAAGCGGGTTTAAATCGCTTTTGCTTAGAAAATCTGAGGGATATCGTCCCCACTGTATTGTTAACGTGCAGATGGCTGCTGACGATATAGTAGTAGGTTTTCGTCCTAATCGCATATGCTTTATGAATCATAATAAACCCATTTTTGTTGTTGAATGTGTTAAGTGCGTTTACGAAGATTTATCAAAATCTGGAATTGTAATCAAAATAGTATCTGGGCTTTCTGGCAGAGACGACATGGACACAACATATTTTTTTGAAATAATTTAAAACATGCTGTAAAATTGTATTGACAAAATTCCTTTTTCATGCTATAATCCTTGTGGAGAATAGAATAGAAAGGGGATTATCAATTGTCTTACAATAGAACCTACCAAATCGGGGAGATTTACGCAATGCGTTTTGACGGAATCGGGAGCGAGCAGCATGGTTGGAGACCGGGCGTTGTCTTTCAAAATAATGTTGGTAATAATCACAGCCCTAATATAATTGCGTTACCGTTAACATCTAAAATCAAGCACAATAAACAGCCGACACATATTTTATTGCCATCTTCAATTGGGCTCACTAACGATAGTATGGTTCTATGTGAAAATCCTGAACGAATGTCGAAGGACAGAAGTGGAAAGTATATAGCGAAAATACCAGATAATTTAATGCAACAAGTTGCTGTGGGTAGCCTTCTTGCTTCGTCGGCGATTTCTTTTATCAATCCTGATGTGTTATTATCTACTTGGCAAAAAGCAGTTCGGTTAAATTCCTGCTGTATGTCGTGAGGCGGTAATTTATGTACAATCCAGAATTAAAAAATAGATTTTTAAGCAGTCAAACCACACGAATTACAACTTACATTCAGATGTTTGAAGCTACTGCAAAGTTTGAGGAAAATCTACAAGCTGATATTTGTACCCTTAGTGCTAAAGAACTGGAGCCCATTCTCGAAAATATCATAGGAGTTAGAGATTCAAGCAAATCGCTTCGTCTTGCTAATCTCAGGACTTATGTCAAATGGTGCGTGGCTAATGGTGTTGACGGAGTCTGCGAAGACATATTGCACATTAAAACCGTAGGATCATCCAAGATATCTAAAACGATGGCCGCGAATCCACTGCACTTTCAAAGATACCTCAATGCATTATTCGATGCGGAGGATATGATGACAATAGATTTGGTATATCGATGTTATCTGTGGCTTGCATATATTGGTATGAATGAAGATGAAATAATGAATACTAAATCTTCGGATGTCGATATTGAGAACATGGTCGTATATTTGGCTGATAATCATTGTGAAATTAAGGAGGGCTTGCCTATATATAGGGAAGCCCTACAAACGATTAAATTGTGTGCAACTTTGAATAAGTTTATATACATCACATCGCAGTATACAACGCAGCGTGCAAGAGTTGAGGGTGATCTTTTGCTTCGAGGGTGGAAAACTATGCCGTCGGCTCAAACTATACGTTCAGTTATATCTCACCGCATAAACAATGCCATAAAGAATAAGACTACAGAATTAAGTATTAGTTGCTACCGTGCTTATTTGTCGGGTGTATTTTATCGAGTATATGAGCAAGAGTGTCTTAACACAATCTTTAACCTTGAGGAAGTGTTCCGCGAAATAGCTTATAAAGATATAATTAAAAAGGAACCGATTACAGCATCTCAAGCTCAGACTGAATGTAATATTAGACGAAGAGTTAACGGTTATATCACAGATTATAATAGGTGGAAAGATGTGTATCATAAGGACTTTATATAATGAGATTGCAATTGCGCACTTGCTTTCAACATCGGCTATTGCATTCATAGAGCCCGAGAATCTTTTAGCTGTATGGCAGCGCGCCGTTGCACTGAATCACTGTGCGGCATAAAGGAGCGTTGCGTATGTATAACGAAAACGTTAAGCGAGAGTATTTGAAAAGTAAAGAAAACCCTTTACCATATGAATATGTTTTTGAAGCTATTTCTAAGTATGAAGAAGAGTGGCAGGCTGATATATGTACGAGGTCTGAAGAAGACATTCAAATGATAATTGACGATATAGTGGGCTTACGCGCCATAAGCAGAGTACGAGTGTCTCTTCTTAAAGATTATGTCCAGTGGTGCATAGAGAACGGCGTTCCCGGAGCTTGTAATGGTATGCTAACTGTTAATAAGCTTGGTGTAAGTAAAATATTATCCCAGATGGTATCAAGTCCAAGCCACTTGCAAAAGTATCTTAATTCTCTATTTGTGCCCGAAGGCAGCTGTACTGTTGACTGTATTTATCGATGTTATCTGTGGCTTGCTTATGGAGGAATGTCCGAGTCGGACATTATGCTTGTAAAAACAACTGACGTGGACTTTGATAACATGGTGGTTAGATTTAATGGTGTGGAATATCCAATTTATCAGGAAGCTTATATCACCTTAAAAATATGTGCAGAGTCTCGCATCTTTATATATATAAATCCCAAAGGGGGTAAAGACATAATATACACCCGTATGCCAGGGAATATGTTATTGCGAGGTTATAAGGCTGCCGCATCATATAAAACAATACGCAGCGAAATTTCAAGGCATTCTAAAGACGCAATAATTTCCGGGAAAACGAAACAATCAGTTAGCTATTTTAGAGCATGGTTGTCGGGCATTTTTTACAGAATGTACGAGGCTGAACTGCAAGGTATGCCGGTTGATTTCACTTATACCGCAGAGCGGTTTATGGAGGGTAAGAACTTTTCACTGAGTGGCCGAAACACTCTAAATGGCAAGCGGAATCAAATAGCTAAGGAGTATTTAGCAGATTATCAAAGATGGAAGTCCGCTTATTATTCTGACACAAAATAATATTTATTTTAAAAGCTCAATATATATGAGCTTTTAAAAATACATATCGTGTACAATTTTATCGAGTACATCGTGGACATAGTGCGCATTTATACAATGTGTGTGGGTGCAATTCCTGCAGCCGCGTCATTTTTTTATGCTTATTTTTAGTGAAGGGAGACCACAAAACATGGACGAATACAGAAAGTACACAATATACGCCGTTGATTTTGACGGCACACTATGCGTAAATAAATTTCCCAATATAGGTGTACCGAATACCGCACTAATCAGACATTTAATTAAGCGCAGGTCAAACGGCAACAAGATTATACTTTGGACTTGCAGGACTAACCAAAAGCTCGCAGAGGCTGTGGAGTGGTGCAAAACTCAAGGACTTGAGTTTGACGCAGTAAACGAAAACCTTCCGGAGATTTTGGAATCATGGGGCGGAGTGGATAACAGAAAGGTATTTGCCGATGTATACATAGACGATAAAGCAAAGAATAAACCAAAATATTTTGTGCCGTTCACAGATGAAATAGCACAGAGCCTGCAACAAGAGGGGTGAAAACGTGGGTCAAGCGGAACATTTGATAGAAAACGCAATTATTGCATTAAAGAATAAGCGAGAGGACGATTTCTTTGGTTGGGATGTCAATAAAATGATGGCTGAGAATGTTGGCATCAATTTAATGGATGTCTATGGAATGGCCGTACACGTTGTATATTCCCTTTATGATGGGAAGTTTCCGGATTTCCCGGAGTAATTCCGTATAGAGAAGTACACCTATACCTATGCGTCAAAAATTCTTATTGAAAGGAGTGATGCCATATGCTTGGTATTAAGTCGGCAAAACAAATCTTGAATGAAGGGAGGAATACATAATGGATAATAAGGAAAGATTTACTTTCATATGCCAAACGCTTATTAAACGTCCGGGGATTGATAACCTCATGAAATGGCTTGAATCGAGTGATTTTTACACCGGTCCGGCAAGCACAAGGTTTCACGAGGCGTACCCTGGCGGACTGTTAGAGCACTCGCTAAACGTTTATGACGAACTCAATAGGCTGCGAAGCGCTTATCCGGAATTTGAGATTTCAGATGAGAGCGCGGCTATTGTCGCGCTTTTTCATGACCTCTGTAAGGTAAATTGCTACACTTCCGAAAAGAGAAACCGTAAAAACGAGCTTGGACAGTGGGAATCATATGATGTCTACAAACGCAATGAGAAGTTTTGCTTTGGCGGTCATGGAAGCAAGTCAGTTTATCTTGTACAGCAATTTATGAACCTGTCACCAGAAGAAGCTGTTGCAATCAACAGCCATATGGGCGCCTGGGATGGTGATAAATATGTCTCAGACGCATATGAGCAGTGCTTTCTTGCGTGGCTTCTACACGTAGCGGATGAATCCGCAACATTTGTTAAAACGAAGGAGAAAGAAAATTGAAAGTGAACAAAAAAGACGTTTTGAGCGCCAAAATAGCGAGCCTTGATTCACACCGCAATGTTTGTAGCACCTGTCTTTCAGCCATAACCCGCATGATTGAGAGCATAAAGAGCGCAAACGAGGCAATGAGCCACGAAATTGCAGATATTGAAACATATCAGAGTGAGCTCGAAGCAGTAAAAAACGATATGGCTTCTGAACAGACAAAGAACGAAAGAATTCTTCACAATCTCAATGCTCTTATTGGTACGGCAGAGTAAACGGAGGATACATAGATGGCAGAACAATTAAATCTTATTCAAAAGCTTGCAAAAATCAGAGAAATCGCCGATGTCGTAGCTAAAAGTAAGAAAGGCTATAACTATAAATACTCAGATATCACCGAGATTTTGGCGAAAATCAGGGGTGGCATGGCAAAGCAAAGAGTATCTCTGATTCCGTCCATAGTATCTGGAACGATGGAAGTCGCGCCTGTCACAACAGTCAATACCAAGTCTGATAGGGCGGGAAATACATATGACCAAACAGCCACTGAAATGCTTTTTAAGGCTGAAATGACTTTTAAATGGGTAAATGATGATAATCCTGATGATTTCATTGAAGTACCATGGATTGTAACCGGCTCTCAGGCTGATCCTTCACAAGCTATGGGTTCGGCTCTAACCTACTGCACGAGGTATTTCTTGACAAATTACTTCCAAATCGCCCAAACAGATAACGATGTTGACTCGTATCGCTCCAAGCAGAAGGAAGCAGAACATGCCGAAGACATAGCAATCGCCGAGGGCATCATATCAACGGTTGATTCCTTAGTGAAATCCTTTGTCTCAGCTCATGTGGACAAGCGTGACGATTTGGTGAAACTGGTATCCAAGTATGCAAAGGGCGGCAACTACAATCTGATAAAAGAACCTGTACTCGCATCTAAGCTTTTAGAGGAAGTACAGAAATTTATAAAAGGAGAATAATACATAATGCTGAACAGAGTTATTTTAATGGGAAGAATCACGCACGACGTCGAGCTCAAGACTTTAAGCTCCGGGGTTTCAGTTGCCTCATTCACTGTTGCGGTAGACCGCAATTATACCCCTAAGGGTCAGGAAAAGCAGACTGATTTTATAAACTGCGTTGCATGGAGACAGACTGCCGAGTTCATAGGCAAGTACTTTAGCAAGGGTTCCATGATTGCTGTGGAAGGTACTCTTCAAACCAGAAAGTATCAGGACAAGACGGGCGCAAACCGCACCGCTACTGAGGTGGTAGTTGATAATGCCAGCTTCACCGGCGAAAAGAGAGACGGCTCCGCAACTGTCAGCAGCGGTGGATATGACGGAGAACAGCCCACCACAATAGGTGACGGAATGATAGATGATTCTGTATCAGACGAAGTTCCGTTCTGAGTGACTCGTCTCCGAAAGGTGGTGATGTGATATAGGTGACGTTAGTTATAGAGAGTTGATAAACGATATGACTTGGAGCTATTCAAGGATATCCTGCTTTAACGATTGTCCCTATAGATAGGTGGTTTTTGAAGTACATCAGACATTATAAGGAACCACCCGGGTTCTTCAGTTCATACGGAAAATTCATGCACAAACTTATCGAGCTGTACTATCGGGGAGAAATTACGAAAGAAGAAATGTCAACTAAATTTCTTCTTGAATTTCAAACTGAAGTAACAGGCGAGAGGCCGCAGGCGAGCACAGTCGAAAAATACATCCAATGCGGTTTGGAATATCTCAATTCATTCAAGCCATTTCCGTATAAGATGATTGAGGTAGAAAAGAAAATCACATTCAATATTAATGGGATACCTTTCGTTGGCGTTGTGGACTACCTTGGGGAAAGAGATGGGGAATTCTACATTGTAGATAATAAGTCTCGGAACCTCAAGCCACGAAGCCATAGGGTAGTTCCAACTGTAAAGGATAATGAGCTCGATGAAATGCTCAAACAACTGTACGTCTATTCAGAGGCTATAAAATCCGAATTTGGTAAATATCCAAAGGCGCTTTGTTTCAATTGCTTTAAGTCCGGCGTATTCATTGAAGAACCGTTTAACTTAGAAGCGCACACAAGGACTCTTGAATGGGTTGAAAAGAGCGTTGAGGCTATCAAGAACACCGATGTTTTCTATCCGCAGATAGACTATTTTAGCTGCAATAATCTGTGCGGTCTTAAGCATGAATGTTGTTACTACCAAGGGAGGTAATATGATAACAAAGGCTGAAGACATAAATAGTATAGAAAGCGAAGCCGGGGTAATTGCAACATTGATTCATCATCCTGAATGGCAGTTTTACTCAGAGCATCTGCTTCCCAATCACTTTACCGATAAGAAAAATAAGTGCGTATACACCGCAATTTGTGACCTCACCCGAAGGGGCATTAACACAGTTGATACATATAACATCTTTGAGAGCCTTGGCTCATCCGAGGCTACAAGAAGATATTCTGCCGATATAACCATCGATGAAGTAAACGAACTTATAGACATGAGCGATGTTCTATGCCGTGGGACGATTGAAGAGTACAAGATGCTTGTAGCAAATGTTTTAGATGCCGCTTTCCGAAGGGATATGTATGCCGCCTTAAAAGAAGCTGAATCTTTATGTACGAAAAAATCATCTGAAGATGCACAGCAGAAGATATATGACATTGTTGATGGTATTACTACCGAATATTCTACAGCTAACGAGATTCCTCAGTTTAAAGATGTAGTCGATGAATACTGGAATGAAATCCAAACACGGCAGAAAGATGGCTTTGCAGGCATTCCGTTTAAGTTTCCCACATTAAATGAATATGCGACGATTGAGCCGGGCGAGCTATTTATTTTTGCGGCAGAAGCTAAGCAAGGCAAGTCTATGATGCTGTTAAATTGTGCTGTTGATCTTCTGAAAAGAGATATGTCAGTTTTATATCTTGACAGTGAGCTTAACTCTAAATTGTTTACCAAACGTCTTTTATCGCATTTAACGGGCATAGAATACAGACGTTTGAGTTCCGGTGATTATGGTGAAGAGGAGGCAGAAAAGATTGACCGAGCGCGTGAATGGCTAAAGACAAAAAAGCTCACACATATTTACATACCGATGTTTGACCAGCAGAGCATCTATACCGCAGTCAAAAAAGTAAAGCACACTCAGGGATTAGATGTCCTGATTGTGGATTATTTTAAAGGTTCCAGCGAAGGAGATGCTTTTGATTCTTATCAGGAGTTAGGTCGATTTGTCGATACGATTAAAAACAAGATTTGTGGCGATATGGGTGTTTGCGGCATAGGCGCTGCTCAGGCCACAGTCACTGGTAAGGTCGCAGATTCCGCTAAGATAGGCAGAAATGCCAGCACGATAGCACTGATTCAGGACAAGACGCCGGAGGAAATTCAAGCTGATGGTGTTGAGTGCGGAAATAAAAAACTTCGAGTCGTTCTGAACCGAAACGGTATGCAGATGGCACCCGGAGAATACATAGACCTATTTTTTGATGGCAACCTTATTAGATATACAGAGGCAAAGCAACATATCTCTGCGTCTCCTTATTGATTATCAATACAATTTTATCGTGTACAGGATTGGAGCGGCGGTGTGGATTTAAAAGATTTAATAGAGTCAGTAGACATTGTTGAATACATATCTCAATACGTTGAACTCACTCAGCGTGGCGACGAATGGTGGGGATTAAGCTGTTTCAAGGAAGAAAACACGCCATCATTTTCCGTGAGGCAACATCCGCCACGATTTTATGATTATAGTTCAGGAATCGGCGGTAACGTCTACACTTTTATCCGTTATTACAACAGGTGTTCATCAAAAGAAGCGGTGGATATCCTTAAGCAATATGTAGGGTATACCGGTGACTTTTCGGAACCAAGGCAGAAAATCAATGCGACTATCGTGTGCAAGCGTTTTCAAAAGCCTAAGCAGAATATTAAAGCATCTAAGTCAACAGTTTTGTCGGATGATGTAATGTGCAGATATGATAAAAACGAGGACAAGCTTGCAGTTTGGACAAAAGAGGGGATTTCAAGACAGTCGTTGGATAAGTTTCAAGTCTATTATGACAGCTTTTCAAACCGCCTTGTATATCCAATCAGAAATATGGATGGAAAGATAGTCAATATAGGCGGCAGAACGCTTGATCCAGATTGGAAAGAAAAGAACCAACGAAAGTACTGTTATTTTTATGCATGGGGCACAATGAACACAATCTATGGGCTGTTTGAGAACCTTGAAGAGGTTAAAAGAGCTCAGGAAGTCATCCTGTTTGAGGGCTGCAAGAGCGTTTTGCTTGCAGATACTTGGGGAATACATAACTGCGGAGCTATATTAACGTCTCATTTAAACCCAAACCAAATGAAGATACTCGCTCAGCTTGGATGTAGGGTTGTATTTGCACTTGATAAGGATGTCAAGGTAACCGACGACCATAACATCCAAAAGCTGAAGCGATACACACAGGTTGAATTTATCCGAGACGTTAGCAATCTTCTCGAAGCAAAGGACGCGCCGGTGGATAAAGGCGAGCAGGTTTTTAAAACCTTGTACGGTCAAAGAATTAGGTTTAGATAGGAGGAGTGATTATATAAAGAATTATGTAATGTACCATTGTCATACAGAGTACAGTTTGCTTGATAGCTGTGATAAGCCGCAGGCGTATATTGACTTGGCTGTCAGAGATGGGATGAAAGCTTTGTCATTCTCAGAGCATGGTAAACCTCTCAACTGGACAGAAAAATGGGCTGCCTGTAAGGCAGCGGGCATTAAATACATACATTCGGTCGAAATATATCTTACGGAGTCGTTGGAAGATAAGGTTCGTGACAATTATCACACAGTTTTGATGGCTCGCAATATGGAGGGCTTAAGGGAGCTTAATACACTTGTAAGCCGCTCCTGCGATAAAGATCATTTCTACTATGTTAACAGGATTTCTTTTGACGAATTTCTGAATATGTCGCCAAACATCATCTCCACAAGCGCATGTCTTGCCTCTCCGCTCAATAAGCTTTCATCAAGTCACCCAAGATATATGGAGCTTGCAAAGAAGTATGACTTTCTGGAGGTTCAGGCACACAATCACCCGGAACAGATAGCATTCAACAGACGCCTTGCAGAGCTGTCCAAAGAAATTGGAACACCTCTTATCGCCGGTACCGACACGCACAGTTCAAGCAAATATAAAGCGGAATGTCGTTCGATTCTTCTCACTGCAAAACATAAATCATATGGCGATGAAGATTTATTTGACTTATCATACAAGACTTACGACGAACTTGTGGATATGTTTCGTGTTCAAGGAGCACTGTCAGAAGAAGAGTATATGTCCGCGATTGAAAATACTAACATACTCTGCGATATGACAGAAGATATTGAGCTTGATACTGCCATAAAGTATCCGATATTGTATGGTTCCAGAGAAGCCGATTCAGAGATGCTCACAAGAACGGTTGAGAGAAAATTTGCGAAGAAGCTTGCAAACGGAATCATACCAAAGGAGCAAGAAGAGGCGTTCAGGACAGCTATCGATGAAGAAATGAGAGTATTCCGAAAGTTGAGAATGGATGGCTTCATGCTTTCAATGTCAGAGCTTGTATCGTGGTGTAAAAGTCAGGGCATGGCAATAGGAACGGCAAGAGGCTCAGTGGGCGGTTCGAGAGTAGCGTATGTAACCGATATTATCGACCTCAATCCAGAGACATGGCATACAGTATTTTCTCGATTCTGCAATGAAGACAGAGTCGAAATCGGAGATATTGATATTGACTGTGTTGAATCTGACCGCCCTGCAATTTTCGAGCATATCACATCACGATTCGGACATGACAAGACAGCTCGTGTAGCATCATTCGGAACGATGCAGGTTAAGGGTGCAATTGATGATATAGGACGAGCTTTAGCGCAGAGATGGAGTGTCAAGCATCCGAATCAAAAAGATAATCCATGGTCACTTCCGAATATTGCAAAGATAAAGACGGAAATATCTCCGGTAGATGCATTGGCTAAATCCGAGAAAAAGCCTGTTACAGAGTATGACGATTACAAAAAGATAGCAAAGAAGTATCCCGAACTGTTTTACTACTTTGACGGGCTGTTTGACACGAAAATATCTCAATCTGTTCACCCAGCTGGTATGGTAATCAGCCCCATTACCCTTGTTGATAACTTCGGAGTTTTTGACAAAGACGGCGAGAATTGTTTCATGCTTGACATGGAGAATGTACATGATTATACGGGTCTTGCAAAGTATGACTTCCTTGTTTTAAAGACAGTACAGGTCATCAGAGACACATGTAGAAATCTTGGAAAATCATATCCGAAAACTCACGAGATTGATTGGAGTGATGCGGCTGTATGGGACGACATAATAAAAGACCCGTCATGCATCTTTCAGTTTGAGGGCAAGTTTGCCTTTGACTGTCTGAAAAAGTTTCGACCTCGCAATATTTTCGATATGGTAATTGTCACCGCATGCATCCGACCATCCGGTGCATCATATAGAAATGAATTGCTTGCACATAAGCCACATAGCAACCCATCGCCAATAATAGACGAGCTTCTTAAAGATAACTTGGGGTATCTGATTTATCAAGAGGACACTATCAAGTTTCTTCAGGAAATATGCGGATTGTCAGGCAGTGAAGCCGATAATATTCGCCGTGCAATAGGACGTAAGCAAAAAGACAGGTTAGATAAGGCTATGCCCGCAATATTGGATGGATATTGTAGAAAATCGCCTCAGACCAGAGAGGTTGCCGAGCAAGAAGCGAAGGAATTTTTGCAGATTATAGAAGACAGTGCAAACTATCAGTTTGGATATAACCACTCTGTCGCTTATTGTTTGCTTAGTTACTTGTGTGCCTACTATCGGCATTATCATCCATTGGAATTTCTTACGGCGTTTTTGAACAATGCTGCAAATGATGATGACATTAAAAACGGAACAGATTATGCAAACAAAATCGGTATTAGAGTTACGATGCCAAAGTGGGGATTATCAAAGGGAAACTATTCCTTCGATGGCACAAAGCGAATCATCGCTAAGGGTTTATCATCTGTCAAGTATATGAGCTCTGGAACAGCAGAGGAATTATATACCGTCTCACGCGAAAGACAATATACACGTTTTATGGATGTCTTGGTGGCTATTGACCAAGAAACCTCACTTGACAGCCGACAACTTGACATTCTCATAAAGATTGACTTTTTCTCCGAATTTGGCAATCAACGAGAGCTGCTGCGTATAACCGACATCTTCACTAATATGCTTAAAAAAGGCCAAGCTAAGCAACTTAACCGAAGCATAGTGGACGGCACTCCACTTGAGCAAATCGTCTCTAAATATGCAGTTGGTATTACAAAGTCGGGAGGCATAGCAAAAAGCTATACGATTCTTGATGTGGGTTCTATAATGCATGAGTTTGAGGATGTGATTAAAAGCATAAAGATGGATGATCTAAGTGACGTGATAAAGGTACAAAACTTCAAAGATATTATGGGCTACGCCGGATATGTGTCGGGAAAAGAACAAGACCGTCCCAAGCTATATGTAACAGGTATATATCCTCTTACGAGGAAGAAAGATGGTGCTCAGTTCGGATATTCTGTAAAAACCAAATCAATTGGAAGCGGTATTGAGAGCAGATTTTCAGTTATGAACAGGGTTTTTAATAAGCAGCCGATACAAGAAGGAGATATCATCTTTTGCAAAAGCTACATAAAGGACAAGTCATATTATGTGATGAACGCATATGACATTCTATATTAAATAGGAGGATGAAAATGTATAAACACAGAATTGAATTGGTAACAAGCACGGATATCGTTGAATTCATCAAAAGTGTTGCTGACGCTAACGGCTATGTAAAGCTTGTTGATGGAAACGGTTTCTGCGTCAACGGAAAGAGCCTACTCGGAGCTTTAGCGGCTGTTGAGTGGAACTCTCTGTATTGTGTCAGCGAGAACGATATCTACCAGCGAATCAGTAAATTCTGCACAGAGGAGGAGTGAAGCAGTCATTAAATAAACAAATATTTTAATACATAAAGGAGTTTTTGAATGGATAGTTTAAAGAAGTGTAGCTTATGTGGCAAGCAATTTGATTTTTGGGATGAACAGGAGAATTTCTCGCTCAATAGGTTGCTTGGCTATGGAACAGCATACGATTCAATGTATCTCAATCTCCATCTGTGCTGTGATTGCATGGATAAGCTAATTAACGACTGCAAGATTTCACCTGTCGCCGACACTGGATACGACCCGGACATGCCATATGACAACATTAGCAACATATACATAGTCGGCGGATATGGCGATTGTGTTTCCAATGCAAAGGTATATGGTTTAGCAGATAGTATACGCCGTGCCAAGTATCCAAAGTCAGTTGACCTCGCATCGCTTAACAGTGAGCTTACAAAGGGGATAAAATCGCTTGCACAAAGCAAACCCGGAGAGGGACACGACCAGTGGCTCACAGGAGTAATAGTGCAGTTCGACCTGACATTTTCAATTAAAGCTTGGACAGAAGCTGAAAGATATCATTTCTTGGATTTTGTTAGCTCTCAAAGCACAATGCATAGAATATCCAAGTTCGACTTTGATAATACATATAACTCTTACGTAGATTCCAGAATAGTAGACATTATGTGCGAGAAGTTAGCTAAGTACAACGAGCTCGACGATGAGGACTCCAGCGCACTGAAAAGGGATGCATATCTTTCGTTATTATATAGCAACCCGACCGGCTTCAGACTGACCGCCGGAATGACAACAAACTACAGACAGCTTAAGACAATTTACAATCAGCGCAAGAATCATAGGCTCCCCGAATGGAGAGATTTCTGCAAATGGATTGAAACGCTTCCGCTTAGTGAACTGATAACAGGCGATATTCCTGTATCCGTTGAGCCAAAGTAATACATGATCCTAAAGAGATAGAAAAGTGAGGTGCTGATAAATTATTGAATAATGAGCTGTTTGTTGATAATTTTGCAGGCGGCGGAGGGGCGTCAACAGGTATCGAGATTGCAATCGGCAGAAGTGTGGATATCGCAATTAATCACGACCCCGATGCAATAGCAATGCACATGGCGAACCACCCAAGCACAAGACATTACACAGAAGATGTATTTGCCGTAGACCCTTACGAAGCGTGTAGGGGTCAGCCGGTTGCTCTCGCGTGGTTCAGCCCTGATTGCAAGCATTTTAGCAGAGCAAAGGGTGGCAAGCCGGTAGACAAGCACATAAGGGGCTTGGCGTGGGTAGCAATTCGTTGGGCTATGACTGTAAGACCACGTGTGATTATGCTCGAAAATGTGCCAGAGATTCAAACATGGTGCCCACTCGGCGAAGATAATAAGCCAATCAAGGAAAGGGTCGGTGAAACTTTCAATGGTTTCATAAGCATCCTGACAAAAGGGCTCCCTAAAACTCATCCCGCATTTGCCGAATGTTGTAATGCGCTTGAGATAGATATACATAGCGACGAAGCGAACCGCCTTTCGCAAGGACTTGGATATAAGGTTGAGTGCAGAGAATTAAAGTCATGTGATTACGGAGCTCCAACTACTCGCAATAGATTTTACCTGATTGCAAGATGTGACGGCGAGCCTATTAAATGGCCAAACCCGACCCATGCATCTCCGGATAGCGACGAGGTCAAATCCGGCAAGCTCAAGCCATATGTTACCGCCGCTGATTGCATTGATTTTGGACTTGAAATGGAAAGTATCTTCGGACGCAAAAAGCCTTTATCTGAGAACACACTTCAAAGGATAGCAAAAGGCTTTAAGAAGTTCTGTATAGATAATCCGGAGCCGTTCATTGTAAATTATAAGTTTGACAACTCTCCCGAGAGTATAGAAAAGCCCCTGTCAACCATAACTGCGGTTAATAGTCATTATCTTGTAGCACCTTTCCTCATTCAGTATCACAGTGAGACTTCAAAAGATGAAGTCAGAGGTCAAAAGTTGACGCAACCGATTATGACTATAGATACAAGTCCAAGATATGCAGTAGCGGCTGCTGAACTTGTAAAAGAGTATCTCCCTGAACATTATGAACATCTTAGTATCAAGACCAACAGTGAATCCGAAAGCGCGAGCGATGCTATTGCTTTACCGTACATAGTTACATTGCGCAATAATATGGTTGGTCAAAACGTCGAAGAACCATTGTCAACTATTTCATGCTCCGGAGCGCATCACGCTGAGGTCGTTGCTTACCTCATCAAATACTTTCATACCGGAACGGCAAAGTCTGTAAATGAACCGATTGATACGATAACTACCAAGGATAGGTTCGCTCTTGTCACTGTTCATGGAGTAGATTACTGTATTACAGATATAAAAATGCGCATGCTTACGCCGAGGGAATTATTCCTGTGTCAAGGCTTCCCCAGTGATTATATAATCGACCATGATGCAAATGGCAAGGAATATCCGAGAGTTAAGCAGGTTGCACGTTGTGGAAATGCTGTAACCCCGCCGGTTGCAGCCTCACTCGTCAAAGCCAACCTACCGGAGTATTGTGGAGGTGATGCCAAATAACAAAAAGACACAATCAAAGAAAAAGGAGGAAAATTGTGCGGACAAAAGTTATTTTGATTTCAGGTCATGCGCGAAATGGTAAAGACACGTTAGCTGAGGCAATAAAGAATGAGTATGAAAGTCTTGATGCAAGTGTTATGGTTATCCATTTTGCTGATTTGCTCAAATTCATCTGTCGAACCTATTTTGGTTGGAGCGGTGAAAAGAACTCAGAGGGGAGGCGAATACTTCAATACGTAGGTACAGATTTAGTTAGAACGCGAAAGCCGGGTTATTGGGTTGACTTTGTAGGCGATTTTCTTGAGCTTTTCGGGGAGTACTGGGATTATGTTATTATTCCAGATTGCAGATTTCCGAACGAGGTAATAAGGCTTGCAAAACGTGGTTTCGACACGGTTCATGTTCGGGTAATCAGAGATAACTTTGACAACAGGCTGACCGAAGAACAAAAGAATCATCCGTCTGAGACTGCTCTTGATAACTTCCCGGCTGATATCTACATTCACAACAATGGTACGCTTGATGACCTTTATAAAAAGGTAAACAGGTTGATTATGGAGAAGAAACTATGATAAATACCCTCAACAAAGATTCATACTACGATATTGATTTTGATATGGAAGAAGTGCTGTGTGATGGAAATCTGTATAACGAGCTTTTCCACGTCAAGGATTTAAAACAGCGTAAGCTTTTCCTCAATGATGAGATATGCAGTTCAACGGTGTCAGATATTGTACGCCACATTCTGCAATATAACGCAGAAGACAGAGGCACTGCGCCATCAGATAGAACACCAATACTTCTGTACATAACCTCAACAGGCGGTGAGGTCGATTCTGGGTTCGAGTTAATAAGCGCTATACAGTGCAGTAAAACGCCGATATATACAATCAATCTTGGTTATCAGTACAGTATGGCCTTTTTGATCGGACTTGCGGGTCACAAGCGATATGCTATGCCGAACGCACAGTATCTTATGCACGACGGTTCAAGCATGATTTTTGGCTCTACTACAAAAGTCCAAGATCAAATTGAGTTCAGACAGAGAGTGGAACAAAGAATAAAAGAGTTTGTGCTGACTCATAGCAAAATCACAAACGAGGAATATGAATCCAAACGCAGAATCGAATGGTATCTCTTTGCAGATGAAGCGAAAGAAAAAGGCTTTACGGACTGCATTATAGGTTCTGATTGCGAAATAGACGAGATTATATAGGAGATTATATGGCAACAAAGAAAAGAACAGTATCTTTGGATAATGGCAATCCACCGCTGAATTTGGATGAGCACCCATTTTACGGCATACCGCTTGACGAGGAACAGAGAATATTTGCAAATGCTATCTGGAATCCGAATATAGACATTGTGTTCTGCAATTCAAAAGCTGGAACGGGCAAAGCTCAACCATTAGATACGGTAATACCTACACCCAGTGGGAATAAACAGCTTGGAGATATTAGAGTGGGGGATATGGTATTTGACGCTAACGGTAATCCGACGCGTGTCCTCGGCGTATTCAATCAAGGTAAACAAAGAGCGTACAAAGTTACATTCAATGATGGCAGAAGTACAATATGTGCTGGAGAACATCTTTGGACTTATTATGGATACGGAAATAAACTTGTAACTGAGACACTTAACAGCATGATGAAAAGAAGTATTGTAACGGGTGATAGGGGAGCGCGATATAACATTCCTTCCTGTAAGGCTGTACAGTACGAAACTGCTGTGCAGTATATTGACCCTTATGTCATGGGAGCGTTCTTAGGGGACGGTTCATGTTCATCAAAATATCTAACACTTTCATCTTCTGATGAGGAGTTTGTTTCCGAGGTCGCAAGGCTTCTGGACTGCAGCTACAAAAGAAGCTCGGATAAGAATTATAGTTGGAGCTTTTACGAGAATGGTAAACGCATTAAAACGGAGGACATATTCGGTAGATATCCAGCAGTAATGACTACCTGCGATAAAAAGCGTATCCCGAGCGAATATATATATTCCGATGTAGAACAAAGGTATCGCTTGCTACAAGGTCTGTTTGACACGGATGGATGCATTACATATGCTGAATCGAGATACAGCGTGAGGTATGATTCAATTAACAGAGACTTGTTATCTGATGTACTTAAAATTATATACAGTCTTGGCTTCTCAGGTACTATTACTGAGGATAAAAGAGATAAATATACCCACGGGGTGTGCTACGGTTTGCATATGAGAATTCCAAACTACGTAAAGCCTCTCTTGTTTAGGCTGACAAGAAAAAAGAACATAGCTTCCATAGCACGATTAAGCGATAAAAGAAGAAAGTATGACAGGCTCGCTATACGAGCTATCGAAGACCTCGGATATGAATGCGACATGGTGTGTATTTATGTTGATAATAAAGAACATTTGTACTTAACAAACGACTATATTGTCACCCACAACACAACAATTGCTGTGGGAGTCGCTGATATGCTTGTAAAATATGGTTTGTTTGACGGTATAGTTTATATTATGTCGCCATACGGTGAGAGAAAGCAAGGTTGGCTTCCGGGTTCCATTACAGAAAAGAGCGCAGTTTATTTTGAAGCGCTGTATCAGGCTCTGATGAACTGCGATATAAACCCGAACGCCGTAATCAATGAAGAAAGCCTCACATCAATGAAAAACGGCACCGGATACATCACATGCGTCACAGATACGTTTTTAAGAGGCAGTAACCTTGACAACGCAGTGATTATAATTGACGAGGCTCAGAACTACACCGTGTCACAATTAAAGAAAACGCTTACGAGAGTAGGCAAAAAGGTCAAGGTAATTGTTATTGGTCACGAGCTTCAATGTGATTTGGACAATCCATCAGAAAGTGGATTCGTAAAATACATAGAGCATTTTAAAGATTGCGAAAGAGCCGCCATATGCACATTATCAACCAATCACAGAAGCTGGATAAGCAGTCATGCAGATGAAGTAAAGGAGTAAATTATGTTTGATGTGTTTTGGCTTTTAGTTGGCATAATAGTGGGATTTCTCGCCTGCGCAATGCTGACAGCGGACAAGAATGATAAGCATCGCGGAAGACCAGCTTGATAGGGGGTGTAAGAATGTGTGTACTTTATTCGATAGGATGCCCTAAGTGCGATGTATTGGCAAAGAAGCTTGATGCTGCAAATATCGAGTATGAGGTGGTGTCGGACATTGAGAGGCTCGATGCCGAGGGCATTGACTACGTGCCGGTACTTGAGGTGGATGGCATGAAAATGGAATTTTCCGAGGCAGTCAAGTGGGTGAACAAGCAGAAAGGACAGACGGAATGAATATTAACATAGAACTTAAGAGAAACTTTGTTAACGCATATAACAAGATGCAGGATGACTATGGCGAGGAAATGGCTAAAATCAATGGGTTCTCTGCGGGTCAGCTCAGCTATACTGATTTTATCGACAATTTCATTGACTCTGAAACAGTAGCCGATGCTTCAGTTGACGGCAATGCAAATGTCGGGCAGAGAGATATAGTCACGCTGATAAACGAGATGCCAAAGCCTCATCAAAAGCTTTTAGCGTTCAACAAAATTCATTATGAGATGAACAAGAAGTATGGATTTAAGGTCGCTAATGATTGGCTTAGAAACGAATGGGACGGACACTTATATTTGCATGACGCTCATTCTTCGACATTTGTCCATTACTGTTTTGCCTACGACCTCAAAGACTTAGCTGAAAGAGGGCTGTTCTTCATTGACAACTTCAATGCCGAACCCCCACAGCACTTAGAAACCTTTGTGGATTTTGTCAAGGAGTTCGTGAGTTGGACATGCAATAGAAGCTCTGGTGCAGTAGGGCTTCCAAACTTAATCCCGTATATGTACTACTTCTGGAAAAAAGATTGCAAGGAAGGTTTGTATACGAACAGTGATAGAGCTGCAAGGCAAGAAATTCAAAGACTCATTTATGCGCTCAATCAGCCGTTCTTGCGGGGCGGCATTCAATCAGCGTTTACAAACACGAGTATATTTGACCACGCATATCTTGAAGCACTGTTCGGAGGGGTTGAGTTCCCAGACGGTACATATATGATAGACGAGATCGAAGGCATCATGGATTTCCAAAAGGTTTATCTTGAAACGATGGACAAGATTCGCAATAAGAATATGATGACATTCCCGGTTAACTCAATTTCACTCTTGCATCAGAACGGCAGATTTGCCGACGAGGAATTTGCTCGTTACGCTATGCGGTATAATATGAAGTGGAATGACAGCAACTTGTTTATAGATTCATCCGTCAACAGTTTGTCAAATTGTTGTCGCTTGAAGAGCAATATAGAAGACCTCGGATACTTCAATTCTATCGGCGGCACCGCACTTAAGGTTGGCTCTGTTAAGGTATCCACCATTAACCTTGCAAGGCTCGCACTTGAAAACAACACCGAAGAAAAATATCTTGCTGCTCTCAAGGATATGTGTATTCTTGACATGGAAGTGCTGGATTGCATTCGCGATATAATTCGTAGAAATGTTGAAAAGGGTCTTCTTAAGAACTTCTCACTTGGAATTGTGGATTTCGAGCATCTGTATAACACAATCGGGTTCATAGGAATCTACGAGACGATGAAAACCTTTGGATATGTCACTAAGGATGAATTTGGAAATACATACTACACAGAGGATGCAGAGCGGTTTGGAAGGAAAATCTTTGATGTAATCCATAGTACAAAGGCTGAGTTCACAAAGGATAAGAACTATCAAGTTAACTGCGAACAGATTCCCGGTGAAACCGCTGCGGTTAAACTCATGAAAAAGGACAAGTTCTTCTATCCTGAAACTGCTGTAACTGATCTTCCACTCTACGGCAATCAGTTCATTCCTCTTGGCATTAAGACCACTCTGCAAGAAAGAATCAGAATCGCAGCTATGTTTGATGGCTTCTGCAATGGCGGTAGCATACTTCATGTCAATATAGATGCTCCATTCGCTTCTTTTGAACAGGCTTGGGATATGTTAAATTATATTGCAGACCAAGGCGTAACATACTTTGCTTTTAATGCAAAGATTCAAGCATGTGAGCATAACCATGCTTTCTATGGAACCATATGCCCTATATGCGGAGAGCCGGTTGAAACTGAGTACACAAGAATCGTAGGATTTTATACTCCTGTTAAAACCTATTCGCAGGAACGCAAGGCTGAATATCATATGAGAAACTGGGAGAATGTCAATGGAGATTAAGGGCTTACTTGATGAAGATTTTGTAAACTATAAACTTCCGTCAATGTTCATAGCCTTTCCAAAATGTACGTTTAAGTGTGAAAGAGAATGCGGTGTTCGCTGTTGTCAAAACAGCGAACTCGCAACATCTCCAAACGTGAGCATAGACATTCCCTCTATAGCTAAACGATATCTGAACAACCCGATTTCCAAAGCGGTTGTTTGTGGAGGACTTGAACCTATGGACAGCTTTGACGACTTGGTTAATTTGATAAAGCAACTACGAGATATAGGGTGCAACGATGAAATAATACTATATACGGGGTACAATAAAGACGAAATCATAGATAAAATTCGTGTTTTATCTACATATAAGAATATTGTAGTAAAATACGGCAGATTCATTCCGAATCAAGAACGGCACTACGACGAAGCCTTGGGCGTTTATCTTGCATCAGACAATCAGTTTGCGGAGGTGATTAGCTAATTGGCGAGGAACCTGACACACTCCGTATATGTCACTCTGGGTGCAACAAACCACAGCAAGTATGAAAGGGAAGAAAATGATTTTTACGCAACTGACCCCAAGGCGCTCGAAATGCTGCTGGATATCGAATCGTTTTCGCACAATGTATGGGAATGTGCGTGCGGAGCCGGACATCTAAGCAAAGTTCTTGAGAAAAGAGGATATAATGTCTTATCCACAGACCTAATAGACCGTGGATTCGGGCAGGGCGGGGTGGATTTTCTTGAGCAAGATCAGCTATTTGACGGTGATATTATAACAAACCCGCCATACCGAATTGCAAGGGAGTTTGTTGAACACGCAATAGAGCGTGTTACAGAAGGACACAAGGTAGCTATGTTTCTCAAACTGCAATTCTTAGAAGGTAGAGCAAGACGAGAACTGTTTGACAAGTATCCGCCTAAAACAATATATGTTTCCACCGGGCGGATTAGTTGCTATAGAAACGGTTATGTTTCCAAAGAACAAAAGAATAGCAACAATGCACAGGCGTTTGCATGGTTCATATGGGAAAGTGGCTACAAAGGTGAGACAGTAATCAAATGGTTTAATTAATGAGGTGATATGGCAAATGGAAAGACAATGCTTGGTAGTTAATTTATTCGGTGCGCCCGGCGCAGGTAAATCAACAGGTGCAGCATACATATTCAGCAGACTTAAAACGGCCGGTGTAAATGCAGAACTCGTTACCGAGTTTGCAAAAGATAAGGTCTGGGAAAATGATACTGAAGTGTTCAAACCGGACAACCAATGCTATCTGTTCGGAAAGCAATTTTATAGAATGAGCAGATGTAGAGATAAGATTTCGGTGATTGTAACTGATAGCCCGCTTCCTCTCAGCGCATATTACAACGAAAGCAGCGTTCTCGGAGAAGCGTTTAACCAAACCGTCATGAACTGCTTTAATTCTTTTAAAAACATGTCATATATGGTTTTAAGAGACAAGCCGTATAATCCTATAGGAAGAAGGCATAGCGAAGCTGAAAGCAATGAAATCAAGGGCAAACTTATAGAACTTCTTGAATCCAGAAAGATACCATTCAAGTTCGCAGAAGGCTGTCAGAGAGATTATGACGCTATCGTTAATGAAGTAATGGAAGTACTGAATGAGGAGAAATCGAATGAGACTTTTTAATCTCAAGCGCGGCAAGGGCAAAACAATAAGAATGCTTTATGCAAGTGAGTTTAACCATATCCCGATTCTTTGTCACGACAATATTGCAAAGCAGCATTTAATCAGCAAGGCTGAAGAACTCGAAATTGATATTCCGACTCCGATATCTGTTGGCGAACTTTCGGATGCACGAATCGCCTTGAATACGAGTGGTTTCTATGTAGATGAAATACCTCTCGTATTGCAATCGCTGATTAAAAAGATTAATCCAAACTACAGAATGGTCGGCGGAACTATTACTACATATGAGGAGGAAAGATGACTATAGCCGAATGCCAAGTTGAAACTTGGAAGCACATTGAAACCGTCAGAAAATACATAAGGAGTTTTGTTGACAGGCTGACAACAAGAGGGATTGAACACGACCGTGCTAAGCTCGCAAGTCCGGAAGTTGAGCTGTTTACGAAATACACCCCAAAACTTGCCTCAACAACATATGGCAGTGAGGCATATACAAAGTTCTTAAATGAATTACAGCCCGCTCTTAATCACCACTATGCCACATACAGGCATCATCCAGAGCATTTTAAAAATGGTATTAATGATATGAATCTTTTGGATGTTGTCGAAATGATTTGTGATTGGAAGGCAGCAACTCTGAGGCAAAAAGATGGTAATCTATTAAAGAGTATCGAGATAAACGCTCAGAGGTTCGGATTTGACGAGCAGTTTACACAGATTCTGCTGAATACTGCAAAGATGTTCGACGAATGGGAGGCGTAAATAAGAAGGCAAAATGATAATTGAGAATCCAGACAAGACTCTTGTTGCGGAAATACGCCGCAAGCTAAATGAGAACGGGGGCTATTGTCCCTGCCGAATACAAAAAACTCCTGATACAAAATGTATGTGTCGAGAGTTCAGAGAAGCAAAAAAAAACAATGTAAGTGGTGAATGTCACTGCGGGCTATATATTATAAAAGTCCTATGGTAAAAAGTCAATCTCCAAAATCACCAAAGTATAAAGAAAAAGTTCTGCGAAACAGTCAAAAAAGCGCA